AGCGTCCGCCGCGATACACTCGGCGCTTTGGGCATTCATCTTTCCCGCTTCACCTATTGCACCTCCACCTATGTTACGGAAACCGTCCATAGTATATTGGTCAAAGCGTTGCTCACGACGAAGTTCAGTTCCTCCGCCAAAGAGCCCTTTCTTATTTTGATTCAGTTGCAAATGTCTTTCTGATTCGAGAATAGCAGGGTCGTTTGCTCTGTACTGAATTTTGTATCCTTCTTTTCCTGCTTCAATAGTGTACGAAGAATAATCTCCACGTGGGATATTGATAGTAGGAACTTGTGGAACTGCTGGTCGTCTAGTGACGTAACCAATCAAACCTATGTGCGATACAGCAAACAGTGCACCGACCGTACCGATAAGAATTTTGAAAGTTGATGGTTTCTTTGTTGATGTCGTGGTCGGTTCTGGATAGTAATCGCCTGGTTGTTCTTTGTTGTTAAACATAATCAGAACGGGATAGCGGGACCTGTTGCCTTAGGCAGTTCAGGCATAGCGGAATCCATCATACCAGGGAGAGCCTCGGTAATTGCTTCTGCTGCTGCTTTAGCTACCTTTTCCTTTGCGTTTTCAATGATAGCGTCTTTCTGTAGATACAGATAAGTTCCACCACCAATAATAGATGCAGTGCCCAAGAATGATAGGACTGCGAGAATGTTAATCAGTTTTTGCATTTTGTTGTTCCTCTTTTTTGCCGATAGGCGGGGCTTTCTTTGGAGCACTACCATTTTTCGCTGGACTCAATCCGAACGCAGCTAACGATCCGCTGAAGACGGAGGCTATAAATGTTGGATCGAAATCCAAAATCTTCTGTCCATTCGGTAAACGTACATAGGAGAAAGTCAACAATGATGCCGACCAGATCAGCACGACAACCTTAACTAGGTTACCTAATACTTCACTCTTATCATCATCATCTTGTTTTTCTTCTACTTCTTTAATCTGTTCCTTGCTCATCAGTTTCCTCCGAAGCTTGTCTTAACATCTTTGCGAGTTCAGCAGTACTGCCGACAAACATAGTGTTGTTGACGGTGGAAGGACCCTTAGCATCCTTACCTTCTTTAACTTCTTTGGTATCTTTCTGCAGTTTCATCAACTTGTCAGTTGTGTCTGCAACGTTCTTGATCATCAATGCAGCAACTTCATATGCTCTGGGGTGATCAGATGATGCAGCCACGTCAAGAATACCATTGAGTGCTTCCTGACCCTTTTCTATTAAATTGTATAGTTGACCACGAGTATACTCATAGTCTTTTGTAACGTCACCTTCACGAGCCTTCTTTTCTGAATCAACTACGACTTCTGGTTCCACCACAGCATCCTCCTCTTCAGGGAGATTAAAAATTTCTTTCATATTGTCGTCTAGTTTACTCATAAGAATTCAAAGCCTTCGTTAAAGCCAAAGTTATCGTCAGGTTGCACCAGTGCATCGTCTGCAGTGGTGATCTGACCATCTCCGTCGTAATCCTGCTTTGCCTTTGGAGTATATGTAAGTCTGATGTCTTTTCTCCTTGTGTTGTCTCCTTTCATATTGCCAATCTCGGCAATAGACTTTTTGATAACACTGATGTTAGTCATCGGACCATAGATATATGTCTTGACAGTAAACTGTAGACGATACTCCAGGTAGCGACGTGTTTTGAAGTCACCGTCATACTGATCGGTGTAATCAACACTGTTCAACACTACAGGAACATCTTTCACTTCATCCATATCAGGTACCATTTTGATAGGGATGTTAAAAGATGGTTGGAAATAAGGTAGGATCTGCTCAAGGATTCCGAGACCATCATCTTGAGATTTAGCCAGAATGCCTAGTTCAAAACCGATGTTGTAAGGCACAGGCATATACTGCTTGCGCACACCACCAGTGGCATCGTCGGTATTTTTATAAACTTGAATAGGACTAGTCTTTCGTGTTGAGTCGTAAGAATACGACGTCATCTCGAAGTACATCCTAGGCAGAGTCATTTGAGTCTGCTTATCAATGTTAGGGAGATCTTCTAGACGTGCTAAAAATTTATCCCTTGGACCATAGGCTAGGGGGACTTTCTCGCGAATGACCTCATTGCCCGCTTCGTCGTGATCGCGCAATTCGATGTTATTGAAAATAGTACCGAATGCGATGACGGTACGACGAATGGTTCCGTTATAAAAATACTGTAACATTAGAAGCTATCCTGCTTGTTTCCGATTTCGCCAAACGGGTTGCGTTCAGAGAAGTCAATGACATCATCTGCTTTGAACTCGATAATGGCGTTATCGTCATACTGCACACTTTCAACAGTGATAGTAGTAAACGATTGAATGGTACCAGTGCCGTTAGGACCAGTGATAGTTTCATTCTCTTGGAATGCGCCCTTAGGATAAACAACAGTGAGTTTACCAGTAGCACTATCGAAGTCAACAACAGTACCAGAAGCACCACCAGAAGACGTGAAGTCTTCACCCTCAGCGAAGGTACCAGTCACATTGATAAGTGTGATCGGGAAGGTGTAAGCCTCTCTTTCTAACTGATCAACAGCAGCATCGCCAGTATCAAAGATCGTGTTGCCACGCTCCATAATCTCAGCGGTGATGGTGTAGAAATACACTTTCCCCAATTGGAAGAAAGGCATTTCTCTCTCAACGAATTTGATCTCGTAGTTATCCCCTGTTAAGGGATAGTGAATGATATCACCTTCGTTAGGACGATCAGGTAGTTGTGGATTAGCCGCGTCTACTTCACTCCATCTATTGACGGAGACGATAAACGTTGCTTCATCCGTGATGCGGAGACCGAACTTGGAAACGAGTTCAGCACCCATTCCACCAAAGCCTTCTACATTTTGCAGAAGCATCTCCACTACATATATATCCTCAAAACGCGAAAGAACGACATCATTCAAGACATCATCCTGAATCATCACGCGGGGAATATACTTGACATCGCTGCCAAATAGTTTGATCTGCTCATCTACAAGATCCTGAACAAGACCTTGCTCTCCAGTTGTACCACCGTGGTAGGTGGGAAAATAAGGACTAGTAGGCATTACCCAATAAGATCAAGGGGCGGAAGGGCGTAAGTAGAAAGAATCTGAGATTCAATCTTCTCCAGATCACTCATCGCCTCAGTGTAAATTTTCTCACCATTAAGGGTGATGCCACCAGGCAACTGAACATTATTATATTTCGTCAGGTTTTGACCCCACTGCTTTTTAATCAAAGCAGTAAGGTACTTCTTCATAAATGGATCGTTGTAGATTTGAGTGTAGGTTGTGGGATCTAAAGCCCGCTCACACTCAATGATCAAGAACTCGCCTTCCTTAATATCTTCTGCTGCAGTATCAATATAAAGACGATCTTGTCTTTGATTAAATCTGTACTGGATAAATGTGCCGTTATTCAGCACGTGATCAAGAGTCTCCAGATAACTCTTGGTCATATAATAATTGAGAATATCAATTGCCCCAAAGTGATAGAGGTCATTAAGAAAAATTTGATACTCAATCCCAAAAAGATTACCTCTAATACCACTAGACTTAATACCAAAAATGCGACTAATGCCATAAACGTGCTCTGGGATAGGGATATAGTTATCCCTCTCAACCCAGTCGGTAGATCCCACCGTGGTGGTTTGGTTTGATGATTTGAATCTAGTGACATCGGCTGCAGTCATTTCGTGTTTCAACAGCATACGCTCACTGCCGTTGTATGTCCACTCAGCGAACTTCTGCAGAGCGTCATCGGTCAGATCATCGATCTGCTCTTGAGCAACGTTAATCTGCAGGACAGGTTCGCCAAGCTGTCTCTTGCAATACTCTTGTAATTCAGTTCTCGTACTCGGTGACGCCATCACACAAAAATACCCTTCATATCTATTTAGCGGGGCACAAAGTGCTGCTTCAATAGAGAGAAGGGTAAGTAGAAAGCCCAGACGTGAGTGTGACCTATGTTAGTCAGTTGGGCACAGCGGTGACTACCATCTAAAGCACGATACTTATCATTGTATGGATTACTCATATCCGTAACAATGATGGGAAAGGAAAGATCTAAAACCTTATACCTTTCACCTTTGCAGCAAGGGCATTGATTGAAGGCAAGCATTGGAAAACAATGTTTGCCTCTCCAGGCTACATCTTCAAGTGGTAGTTTGACAAGATACTTGTCGTCTTGAATAAGGGGGAGGATTGTAGAACAAGGTAGTACTAAATCCTCTTCAAACTCTGTCCATCCCCAGTTACCAAGATGTTTTTGAATAAAGGGATCAGAGAAATATAATCTTCCTCCAATCCTTCCTGTTGTCCAAGGTTCTTCGTTAAGAAACTTAGGCAGGTTCGGTTTCGGTAAGCAGTTCACGTTCAGGGGCTTCCTCAGTAGGTGCGTTCTGGTCTTGGAGAATGTTCAGACCTTCGACAGCACCTTGAAGCTTCAGGTAACGCTCTTTAGCAGTTGCCAGTTTTTGCTCAAGTTCAGCAATTTCTTTCATCAGGTCTTTAGCCTGAGTAGAGAAATTAAGAATGAGTTCTTCAGTAGTCATTGCGGGTTTCTTTATTACGTAAAAAAGAGGGGACCGAAGTCCCCCCTAGTATAGAGTATTTAGTTGTCCAGGTCAATCGGTTTCCCGAATTATGCCTGAGACTCACTCCAGGAAATACGACCTGTAACCGTGAAGGGCGAGGAGTTGTTCACACCCGTAAGGTCCACAGGTTCGGCAACCACAGTCAGGAGGTCAGGTCCGTTCGGGAAGATACCGTCACCACCAAGGATGGAGTTACCCATCTCAATGATAGAACTAATATCGTACGAAGTAGCACCTGTACCACGCTTACCAGTGTTGTCGATTGTACCACCAGCAGCACGGAAGGAGAAGATCTCCAGACCGCCCGCGTAGGTGTCATCCACCGTGTGCTTAATCAGCTGGGACAGTGACGGAGGAGCCACGTCCAGGTAGGTGTCAGACGACAGCGACGGGTTCAGGATCAGTTTAACCTCACACTCGTGCGTGTTCACAACGTCAAGAGAGTTGAGTTGCAACTGCATTCGGTTGAT